TGGTTTTGATGCAACAGGTTTTAGCCCAGACTTTAAAGTTGTTGATGTCGTAGAAAATGGAATTAAAATTGGTGAAAAAGTAGTTCAAAAAAACTTTTTTGACAAACAAATTGATAAATTTGGTAATTTTATAAATAATCCAATTAATGAGGGTTTTGGTGCTGTTGGTTCAGGATTAAATGATGCTACAAGTTTTACAGGTGGTGAAGCCTTAGCACTAGGTGGAGGTTTTTTATCAGCACTTGATGCAATAGAAGATGGCAATGTTTCTAATGTGTTTAATGCTGCCGCAGGAATTGGTGCGTCAGGTCTTTTAGGTGGAGCAGCATACAATACTGCTATGATACCGGCAACCGCAACGGCAGCAGCAGTACCGGTTGGTGGAGCAGCTAGTGGCATACAAGGTCTTGCTACTAATCCTGCAACAGCAATAATTGGAACAGCTTTATTTATAGCAAATCAACTTGATGCTCCGCCTTCAGGCAAAACAGGTTCTGGTGCTTTTGATTACAATACTTCAACAAATACTGAGTTTGGTATGGCAGGTGATAAGTTTAAACAAAGTCATGTTGACCAAGCATCAGCAATATCACAAGGTATTGGTACTGCTGTAAATGCTATTGCTAGTGATTATGGTTTAAATGTTGAAGGCGACCATTTAGTTGAAACAGGAAGAGAAAGACCATTAAGTTTAAGTTTTGGTGACCAAGAAAGTGAACAAACATCAGATAATAGATTAAATTATAGTGCTGAAACAGGAGATATTACAAACTCAACCGACACTATGAAAAGATTTTATTATACAGGGACAGATGGCAATGATGGTACTGCATTAACTGATAATGTTATAAAAGGAACAAATTTTATATCATTAAAAGCAATAGCAAATGGTGAAGATACTATTAATATGAAAGATTTTAGATTACCTGCTCGTTCTGAAAGTGATGTAAAAAATCAATATTTATTAATGGGTTTAGATGAAACAGCTGCAAATGCCTTAACATCTGCATCACAACAAGCAACCCCTGAAACTGCAGGTTTATTAGGAGGTATTCTTTATGCTAATACTTCAAATGAAGATTTATTTTTAACAGATACGGAAAAAACATCATTGCTAGAAAAAGGTTACACAGAAGAACAACTTGATGAAATATTATATGGATAATTAAAAAGGAAATAAAAATGGATAACATGGATAAAATACAAAAAGAAATTGCTCGTGGTAAACAAGCACAAGCATTACTTGAAAACGAAATTCTAAAAGAGGCTTTTGATTATTTAGAAAAAGAATACCATACAGCATGGGAAAATAGTTCTATTGAACAACAAAAACCTCGTGAAACAGTTTTTATGATGTTGAAAACTCTTAAAACAGTTAAGCAACACATAGAAAATGTCATTGCAACCGGTAAGATTGCAAATGACCAATTAACAAAAATCAACTAAGACCAAGCATAACGCAGTCTAAAGGAGCAAAAAATGACAGCCGACAACCCAACAGGGAACGAACCTATCAACATGGCGGAAGCCACAAGCCTACTACTTGACAGGCAGGAAACAGAAGATAATCCACAACCGAATCAAGAGGCACAACCACAAGCAGAAGTTGAAGAAACAGAAGCAACTACAGATATAAACGAACCAACAAGTGAAGAACCTAATGAAGTTGAAGAACAAGATGAGGCACTTGAAGCTGTTGAGGAAGATGTATCGGAAGAATTAGAAGAAGCTACAACCGAAGATGAAGTTAACGAGTACGAGGAACAAGAATATGTCACTGTTAAAATTAATGGTGAAGAACAAGATGTTACCCTTGACGAATTAGCTGCAGGTTATAGCAGACAATCTGATTATACTAGAAAGACAACCGAACTTGCTAATCAAAAGAAACAATACGAACAGCAACAATCGGAACTTTTGAAGGAGAGAGAAAATCTCCGATTAGGTTTAGAGCAGTTAAACCAACAATTATCTAGTGACATACAAAACGAGCCAACAGAAGAACAATGGACAAGACTTTACGAAGATGACCCATTGGAATATGTGAAGCAAAAAGATGCGTGGAGAGATAAAAGAGAACACTTAGCAAGAGTTCAACAAGCAAATCAAGAATTGCAATACAAACAGCAGCTTGAAGGTCAAAAACAAATGCAAAAGGTTTTAGCCCACTCACAACAATACTTGAATGAGGTTATACCTGAGTGGAAAGACCAAAAGTTTGCTGAAAGTGACAAAAGGAAAATTGTTAAATATGCAACAAGTTTACCTGAAAAAGAAAGGTTTAGTGAGGCTGAGTTAAGTCAAGCAACAGACCATAGGGCAATTCTAATGCTTAGAAAAGCAATGATGTTTGATGAATTACAAACTAAAAAACCTCTTGTAAAAAAGAAACTACGCAAAGCACCAAAGATGACAAAGAGTGGTAAAAAATTAACAACTGCAAATGACCTAAAAAAAGGAAAGGTTGATAAAGCCTTTAATAAGTTGAGGTCAACAGGTAGCATGGATTCGGCTGTTGATTATCTTTTACAAAAATCCACATAACCTAAAAGGAAAAGACTATGGCAACATATAAAACCGCAAACGCTATCGGTGAAAGAGAAGATTTGTCAGATGTTATTACTCGTATAGACCCTGCAGAAACACCAATATTTTCTAATGGTAAAAAAGTAACTACATCAGGCGTATTTCACGAATGGCAAGTTCAAGAACTAACAGCAGCAGCTGATGACAACTATGTAGCAGAAGGTGCAGACTATTCTTATGTCAATCCAACTGTAACAACAAGACTTGGTAATTATCACCAAATTAGTGTTCAAGCTGCATCAGTATCAGGCACTTTAGATAGTGTTGATAAAGCTGGTAGAGATAAAGAAACAGCTTATGTAAAAGTTCTTAAAGGACTAGAACAACGCAGAGATATTGAAAAAGCATTATGTAAAAATGAGGCTCGTTCAGCATCAGACCCAAGAAAAGCAGGTAAAATTAGTTCATTTATAACAAATGTTTCACTTGTATCACCATCTACAACACCATCAGGTGATGGTAGTGATGTTTCTGACAAAGCTGGTACTAACGCTGCACTTACTTTAGCTAAAATAGATGCTGCAATGAAACTTGCATACACAGATGGTGGACAACCTGATATGTTAGTTGTTTCACCTGCTAATAAAGTCGCATTTAGTGACCTATCATCAGGTTCAGTTGCAACAGCACAATTACAATATTCAGCACCAAAAGAAATTGCTATTATTGGAAGTGTGTCAATGTATCTAACAGACTTTGGTGAGTTATCTGTCACAATAGACAGACAAATGCTAAATGATACAATATTCTTATTAGATAGTGACCATTATTCAGTTGGTTCATTGCCTAATAGATTATTCTCTGTATCAGATGTTGCACCAACAGGTGACAGCACTAAGTTTGCTATTGTTTCAGAATGGACATTTGTTCCAACTGCTCCAAAAGCACACGCAATGGTTACAGATTTAAGTACATCTTAATCTAACTAAAGGGGGCTGTCTTTGAGGGCAGCCCTCAAAAAACAAGAGAAAGTAATGACAAAAAAAATTATTGGATATGACCCATACCAAAAGAAAACAACATATTTTCATGGAGGTAATGATGGTCAACATCATGTTTCAGTAGAACAAGAAACAAAAGATATTATTAAAAAAGCAAAAGATTTAGATATTGATTACAAACCATATAATTTGGTTGGTACTCAAAAACACATGAGGCAAATAGCAGAAATACCTGCAAACCTATATTTTGAACTAACACAAAAACTTGGAGAGCCTAAAAAAAATAAAAAGGCATGGGCTAGATGGTTAAATGACCCTGACAACAAATATTTTAGAACCGGTGGTGGTAATATATAATGGCAATTACAACTTATTCAGAACTTAAAACAGCTATTGCTGATTTTTTAGCTAGAGATGATTTAACATCACAAATTGATACATTTATTGATTTAGCTGAAAGTCGCATATCTCGTGAACTAGAAACAAGGTCACAAGAAAATAGAACAACATTAACAGCAACACCTGATAATGCCTATATTTCTTTACCAACTGATTTACGAACTATAAGAAATGTTAAGGTGATGAATAATCCAAGAGTAACATTAAGATACTTAACACCATTACAAATAAAAGTTGAATATTCAACAACAGGCACAGGATTGCCAAGAGTTTATAGTGTTATTGGCGAAAATTTATTTTTAGCACCTATACCTGATAGTGCCTATAATATAGAACTTACATATAGAGCAAGTATATCATCATTAAGTGATAGCAATACATCTAATACAGTATTAACAAGATACCCTGACCTATATTTGTATGCTAGTTTATTTCATGCTTACACATACTTACTTGATGAACAAAGAGCAGCACAATATGAACAATTAATACAATTAACACTACAACAAATTAGAATTGATGAGGAAAAAGGTTCTTATGGTGCAAGTTTAGAAATGCGTAGTGTTTATGGTGAAATGACATGATGAATATGTCATTTGGTGAATGGTTACCTGACCAGCCTGACAATGTTAGTGGTGTTACAGTAGCAAAAAATGTAATACCGGCAGCAAAAGGTTATAGAGGTTTGCAAGATTTGTCACAATATAGTAATGCCGCAGATGGAAGAATAAGAGGATTATTTGCTGCAAAAGATGATAGTGGTGACCCTAAAATATTTGCTGGTGATGGAAGTAAATTATATGAATTTACTAAATCAAATTCTAATTTAACAAACATATCTAAAGCCGGTAATTATACAACACTTGATGACACAGATGTTTGGAAGTTTATAGATTTTAGTGGTTTTGTTATTGGTGCATCAGGACATAACAATATATTACAAGTGTATGATAATGGTACAAGTTCTGTTTTTGCT